AGCAGAGAGCTGAGAAGCTGGCTGTGGAGAGGAAAACAAATGCAAATCACGGCTCATAAGTGAACTCTTGATCACCGAGCTATTTTTAATTATCCTAAAATCGCATTGCGACAGGAGTATATATGGCTGCTAATTTTATCGAACTGCAAGAAGAAGAATCTAACGAAGTATTAACCGACTTAAATCAACAAGAAGGTACAATCCCAGCCCCTACTGAAGAGATGGTAGGACAACCTGAAGAGATTGCTAACGAAGTTGAAGTACCTGAGAAGTATAAGAATAAATCTCTTGATGAGATTGTTCGTATGCACCAAGAAGCTGAAAAGCTTATCGGTCGTCAGGCACAAGAGGTAGGTGAAGTACGCAAGTTAGCTGACTCACTTCTAAAGCAACAACTCGAAGCCAAGCACGACAGGCAGCCTGAACCAGCACAAGAGATTGATTGGTTTGAAGATCCCCAAAAGGCAATTAACCAGGCATTAGAGTCTAATCCAGTTCTACGACAGCTACAAGAGCAACAAGCAGTTCAAGCTCAACGAGCAGCCTTAGATGTAATTGAGAAGACTCATCCTGATTTTGTAAGTGTAGCACAGTCCGAAGACTTTCAACAATGGGTTGCAGAGTCTAAGGTAAGGCAGCGTCTTTACAACGATGCTAATAACTATGATGCTGATTCAGCTTTAGAACTACTAAACAACTACAAGTCGTTGCGTGGTTTAAAGCAGCAAAAAGAGGAAACCTCTAAAGCTGCAGATGAAGCACTGAAGAAGACAGATAGTGAAGGTCGCAGTAAAGCACTCAAAGCAGCAGCTGTGCAACAAGGTGGTACAGGGGAAACAGGTAAACCAGTATATCGTCGTGCAGACTTAATTCGCTTAAGAATGCAAGATCCGAATCGATACGAGAGTATGGCAGATGAAATCCTCAATGCCTACGCTGAAGGACGAGTTCGGTAATTTTATTTTATAATTTTATTTAGGAGTATTAAAAATGGCAACAGCAGCATACCCAGGTGGATCGGGATCGATCGTAGCAAAAACGCAAGCAGATAAGTTTATTCCAGAAATTTGGAGTGACGAAGTAGTAGCTGCTTATAAGAAAAACTTGGTTCTCGCAAACCTCGTAAACAAGATGACCATGAAGGGCAAGAAAGGTGACACGCTTCACATTCCTAAGCCAACTCGTGGTGTAGCAACTGCTAAGGCAGCTAACACAGCTGTAACAATCCAAGCTGATACCGAGACTGAAGTTCTGGTTTCTGTAGACCAGCACTTTGAGTACTCACGTTTCATTGAGGACATCGTTGAAGTTCAGGCTTTGGCATCACTCCGTCGCTTCTACACAGAAGATGCTGGCTATGCTTTGGCTAAGAAGATTGACGACACCTTGTTCCAATTAGGTAAGTCTTTCGGTAACGGTGACGCTTCTGACTGGACACACAGCACCAGCTATTACATCGACACTTCTACTGGTCTCACAGCTTTCGCTGAAGATACTGTAGTTGCTGCTGACGTATTCACTGACGCTGGCTTCCGTGCCTTGATCAAGCTCATGGACGATGCTGATACCCCAATGGATGGTCGTTTCTTCGCAGTACCTCCATCACTCCGTGCTGCTATCATGGGCATCGATCGCTACAATTCTAGCGACTTCGTTGATGGTCGTGGTGTTCAGAATGGCATGATTGGTCAGCTGTATGGTATCGACATCTATGTATCGAGCAACTGCCCAGTTATCGAAACTGACGCTAACAACAGCGTTGGTGGCGATGTTAAAGCAGCTATCTTGGCTCACCGTGATACAATGGTGTTGGCTGAGCAGATGGGTGTTCGTTCACAAACTCAGTACAAGCAAGAGTATCTCTCGACTCTGTACACTGCTGACACGCTGTACGGTGTTAAAGTAGTACGTCCAGAAACTGGCTTCGTATTGGCTGTAAACGGCTAAGCAGTAAGTAATCAGGATAGCCTCTTCGGAGGCTGTCTTGTTTTAGTGTATTCCAAGAGTGCATTAAAACAAGTCAAGGAGAATAAATGGGTATCTATCGTGGAGCTGGCGGTACAAGCGATGCTGTCAATGACGCTTCTAGCGAAGCAGTATTAGTTCAACAACTCGCTGTAGAAGCCCAAGCTGACGCAGACGCTGCTGCTGCCTCTGCTACTGCTGCTGCAGGTTCAGCAAGCACAGCATCCACGGCAGCTAGTAATGCCTTAACTGCAGAGACGAATGCCGAGACTGCGGAGACCAATGCTGAAACTGCAGAGACTAACGCTGAGACTGCACAAGCTGCTGCAGAGGCTGCGCAAGTAGCTGCCGAGACAGCTCAAACCGCTGCTGAACTCGCAGAGACTAATGCTGAAACTGCAGAAACCAATGCAGAGACTGCACAGGCTGCTGCTGCGTCTAGTGCCTCTGCAGCATCCTCTAGTGCCTCCACTGCTTCAACCCAAGCAACTAACGCAAGTAACTCAGCCACTGCTGCATCCACTTCAGCCACTAACGCATCTAACTCAGCTAGTGCTGCTTCTACGAGTGCCTCCAATGCTTCTACGTCAGCAACTGCTGCTGCATCATCTGCATCAGCGGCTTCTACATCTGCAAGCAATGCCTCCACATCAGCAACTAATGCAGCTAACTCCGCTACTTCAGCTTCAACATCAGCTACAACAGCTACTACTCAAGCAGGTATAGCAACTACTCAGGCAACTAACGCAGCTTCTAGTGCTTCTGCAGCGTCTACATCTGCAACCAATGCTGCCTCTAGCGCAACCTCGGCTTCTGGTTCAGCCACTACAGCTACTACACAAGCTACCGCTGCTGGTACTTCAGCCACTAATGCTGCTGCGTCAGCTTCAACAGCAACCACACAGGCAACTAATGCTGCATCTAGTGCCACCGCTGCTGCTGGTTCAGCTACCTCTGCCTCTGCTAGTGCCGCTGCTGCATCCGCTGTAGCACTCGGTAACGAGCCAGTCCGTCACTCAGTTCGCCCAAGCCTCTTGCTAGACTTTGCTAATACTAAGACCCTAGACCCTCGCATTACTTTTACAAGAGCGTCTACTGCTACTTTCTATGATGGTAAGACTACTGCAATAGCAGAGCAGAATTTGTTATTGTATTCACAAATAATTGGAAGTACAGGCTGGACACTTGGCGCATCAGCTACAGCTACAGCAAATAATACAACTGCACCTGATGGAACTACTACTGCCTCAACTATTACTTCTACAAGTTCAGTAGCATCAAATACTGGTACTTATGAAACTATATCAACAGCTATAGGGCATACTTTTTCTGTTTATGCCAAAGCTGGAACAGCTACTTTTTTAGGTCTTACTAACAATGTTTCGGGTAGTTCTTATGCAAACTTTAATCTAAGCACAGGAGCAGTTGCTAGTTCTGCTGGTTGTACTGCTTCTATAACCTCTGTTGGAAGTGGTTGGTATCGTTGCGTGATGGCAAATACAACGGCTACAGGCATATACTTTATGTTGTTGGCTAAAGATGCCGACCCAGCAGGAAATCCTTGGGCTACTGGTACTTGTGCAAGTGGTAATACTATTAATTTATGGGGCGCACAATTAGAACAACGCTCATCCGTAACAGCCTACACAGCTACCACCACAGCTCCAATCACGAACTACATCCCAGCTCTGCAAAGTGCTGCTAGTGGAGTAGCTCGCTTTGAGCATAATCCTACTACTGGTGAGAGCCTTGGGTTACTGATTGAGGAGCAGAGGACTAATTTAGTGTTGCGTAGTGACGATTTCGCAAACGCAGCTTGGACATCTGGAAGTCAAACAGTTTCATCTAATGTAGCCATAGCTCCTGACGGAACTCTTACAGCAGAAAAACTAATTGCAAATACGGGAACTATTTATCAGTCAGTCACCATTGCAAACAGCACCAACTATACTTGGTCGATATATGCAAAAGCTGGTGAAAAGAGTTGGTTACGACTTTTAGCTCAAGACACAGTAACATTATTATCAGCTTATTTCAATCTTGCTACAGGAACAATTGGTACGGTAGGTTCTGGCGCAACTGCCACTATAACTGCTGTTGGTAATGGTTGGTATCGTTGCACAATCAGCAAAACTAGTGCGTCTACTTCTGGATTTTTTAACTTTGGTGTTGTGGATGGAGATAATACTACTGTATCTACAGGCAATGGCTTCTCAGGCATCTACATCTGGGGCGCACAACTAGAAGCTGGCGCATTCGCTACTAGCTATATTCCTACGGTTGCATCTCAGGTAACTAGAAGTTTTGACTCAGCAGGAATGACTGGTACTAACTTTAGTAGTTGGTATAGGGCTGATGAAGGTACTGTGTACTCTGAAGCCTCAATTAGACCAGAAATTACCAGCAGTAATAGATACTCATGGTCTCTGGGCTTTACCGCAGGTTCTAGTGATGCAACATTTTTAACTGCTCCTTATGGAGGAACTAATAGGTATCGTTTACTTGGTTTTATTGGCTCAACATCAAGTATTGATATTTTTCCCGCAACCGTTTATTCAAACAATACAATAAACAAGTCAGGATTTGCATATAAAGCAAATGATTTTGCGCTGTCAGTAAACGCAGAAACACCAACAACTGATACATCTGGTTCAATGAGTCCAGCTATTGATAGATTATTTATTGGTTCGTCAACTGCATCAACTGCTCATTTAAACGGCACTATCAAGAAACTCGCCTACTATCCAAAACGCTTGACTAACGCAGAATTACAAGGAGTGACCACAGTATGAACCACGACTATCTTTTAAAGTTTGAATCGGAGTCACAAGCTAACTCTGTGTTATTCACTAAAGTACCTACTGCTTGGAGTGAAGTCGTATCAATGGATGAGCCACCAGTAGCTACAGAGTGGATGGACAAACCTAACTACGACAACATCGACATCATCGGAGCTATCTACAGACCAACTGGTGCAGTAGAAACAGTTGATGGCATGGAAGTACCAGTCATGGCTGATGTCGGTGGCTATCATGTGAATGTCCGTAACTACTCTCTAGCTCCTGAGCTGGATGCGTATGTGGTAGTACCTACTAATCAATATCGAACATGGGCAGGAGAATAAGTTATGCCAAGTCTAGTCGGAAATAAACCGAATCAAGTGCCTAGTAATGGTGACTTAGGTAAGCTGGCTTTTCAAGATGCTAACGCAGTAAATATTACTGGCGGTACTAGCGGTAAC